CTTCCGATCTGTTAGGACCATGATCAGGCTCACCGAAAACTTGAATAAGCTGACCATAGGTCGTGGTCAAAGAGCCTTTGTAAGAGGTCATATTGACGTTTGCATCGTTAGTGAAGTTCATGCTATTTCCTTTATCAAAATTACGTTTATCGGTACAACAGTTAAAACTATAAACCATTACAAACTATAACACAAGGACTTTCGTCAAATTTATTACACATCGTCGTACATGATCGCTTGAATCGCGGATTTGAATGCCTCATACGAGCCGTAAGCCATGACTCGGTGAAAGTCGCTATCTTTCACCTGATCGTAGCCGTTATTGGGGTCGAAACCGTGCACTTTCTCTAAGTGATCGGCTTGTTCGCCTAGCCAGTTGATCATATTGGATTTGTTGAAGGACATGGTGGTCTCCTGATTAACGAGCGGTAACGCGGATGGCGATTGAGACAGACTGCTTGGTATACTTGGCGATCAGGTCGTCAGATACATTCAGGTCAGCGATGAGCGTCTTGTAATCAACGACGTTGCGGGGAGACATAGTAACAGTGGCTTTGTAAAGATCGCCTACGTACTTACCTTCACCAGCGTTCTTGAATGCATCTTTGAGGATTTCAGCTTGCTCGGTGAGCTCAGCGATTTGAGCTTGAAGTAAGCCAAGACGATCAAGATCCTTCATCTGAGCTGAATGACTAACTGCTTCTGAAACGATTTTTGAAGTTACTGAGTTCATGTTATTTCCTTTATCAAAGTTATTAATGAAACTGTGCTGCTGAGTGAATTATGGGACATAGTTCTACATAAAACAAGGATTTTTCTAAATATTTTAAGAAAAAACACCAGTGAATACCCTTGGTTTCAAAGAAAAAGGTGTTTTCTACCGAAAAACCCGCCAAAATTCACCTCGTCAGTAGCGCGTCCCCACGTTTTCTTTTGTTCTACCCACTCCGCTCTCGCAAGCGCTGAACTGACATTCCGAGGTATTCTCATACCTGGAGTGGGTAGACCAAAGGGAAACGAGGGTTTTTCAACGAATTTATTGCGAGATTTGAATGAGTAAAAAGATTAATTGGGATGATTCAGAGCCAGTGGTCAAAGCCACGGCAGAGCTGGGTCAAGCGGAGTTTTTGCACGTTATTTTTGGCGACGACGTCACACGCGGGTGTTGTCATCATATCAGTAAGAAGCCGAACTGGACTCGGTATACCATCTCAGCGAACAACATTGAGTTTAATCCTGAGCTCGACTGCTACTACTCGGTCGGGTCATTCATTGGCGAGGGGAATGAGAAGCAAGACTCCCCAGCCATGCGGGTGCTCGTAGCGGATGACTACCCGATTGAGAAGCTAGATGAGTTGCAGATCACACCCACATATATCCTGCAGACCAGTGAGCGCAAGGTGCAGAACGATGGCACAATCAAACCCTCGTATCAGGTCGGGTTCAAGATTAGCGACGGCAACAACATTGAGCTAGCCGACAGAGTTATGCAATCTCTCTACAAGTCTGGCTACGCGGACAAGTCAGGCAACAACCGAGTGCGGTTAGCGCGGTTGCCCAACTCCACCAACAACAAGAACGTGCCGTTCAAGACGAAGATGATTAGCTGGAACCCCACTGTCTCTTTCAGTTTGATGAAGGTAGCTGAACTGCTCGATTTGAGTGTGGCCAAGAACGATATTGATTTTGATCTCAACGAGCACAACAAGTTTGACATCAGTCATGCGATCACCGAGATAACTTCGGGCACGTCACTGCACGACAACATCAATCGGCTAGCAATGAGCCAACTCGCAAAGGGCATGCGCGAGTCAGACACCATTGAGATGATTCAGGGTGTGATGCTCTCAGCAAAGGCTGGCTACCTTGAGCGCGGTGATGAAGACAGATGGCAAGAGCGCTTTGATGACATTGAGCGTTCTGTACGGACAGCCAACGTCAAACTGAAGAACCGATCCGACCCAGACGAGCCACTTCTGATTCCGATCAAGCAGTGGATTGACAAGATGATTGCGCCTGATTGGGTGATTGACGACTTCATCGGTGAGGGTGTGCGGGCTATCTCAGGTGCGCAAGGTAAGGGAAAGACTTCGATCATCTCTCCGTTGTGCGCGAACGTAGCGCATCTGGTGACTCCAAACTTCCTGACACCGAAGCACCGCAGAGTTGTATTCTACTTCACTGAGGATACCAACCAGATCAATCGCATGATCTATGGCATGAAGAAGCACCAGTCAAGAAAGTTCAGCAATCCGCATGAAGAGTGGGAAAACTTTTTCAAAGTCCACATGACGAAGAGATATAAAGCGGGAGACATTGAGGACTTAGCGAACCATATCAAGAACTTCTACACACCGCAAGATAACAAGTCTATTCCTCCTCTCGTAGTCTTTGACACACAGGCAGCGAGCTTTGACATTGAGGATGAGAACAACAACGCAGAGCTCTCAAAGTTGATCAGCCAGCTCAAAATACATTTCTGGGAGATGAACCGAATACCAGTCTGGGTGATTACTCACATCACAAAGTCTAGCATGAGCTCAGATGATTATGAGAAGTTGACAGCGAGGGGTGCGGGCGCGATTGCGGGGGACTCCAACGGAACGATGGGTATTGTTGACGTAGCCAACGTAGAAGGAAGAATCCTAGCGAACATCAAGGACAGGGACGGAGCACGGCACAAGGAAGTCAGAGTCACAATCGAGCACCACACGGCAGAAGGTGTGACTCCTTACGGAGACCCGACACAGATTGCATACTTCACGACGGAGTACTTCGAGTCTTCCCCAGAACTGCGTGCAGAGGAAAGAGAAGAGAACTCTGAGGAGAACTTACTCGAGGAGATCTACAGAGCGATACATTTCTCTCAGCAGTTAGAGGACTTTGCCACAGTTAATTCACTCAAGGGTATGAAGCTAGGTGCAGACAAGCCGAAGATTCTGCAGATGCTCAACACTCTCATCGACAGAGGTCGAATTGAGAAGGTGGAGAATACAGAAGAGAATCGTAAACGATTCAAAATGCATTCTCAGACGAGAGAGATCTATGTGATTCGAGGTGTGTATGTTGGTTGATCTGATGAGAAGTTGCTGCGAAGTTGCTGCAGAAGTTGCTGGGTGGCTTATGAAATCAATGACTTGCAAAGCAGCGACTTCTGTAGAAAGTCAGAAGTTGCTGGGGAAGTTGCTGGCGAACAGTCCAAAAACATCCTGCCGTCCAGCATTGGCGCCCTTAGCGCCATGCAGGCATTGGTGTTTACCGAGTTTTGGTGGTTTTTTCCGCAGCAGCAACTTCTACTGTTTTCCTAAGGGAAGTCGCTGGAGAAGTCGCTGGGTTTGCCATGATGAAAGATCGAGTTGCGAATCGCGGAAAATTACCGCATAATTCGATGCATTGTTCGTTTTGTAACAAAACTTTAGGAACTCAGACAGATGGAAAAACACGAATTCAATCCTGCACCTCTTCCTTCCGTCGCCTCGAGTGCAGAGAATCTCTCTCCAGAAGAGGTGGCAGAGAAAGCTGAGGAGAAGAAAAAGTCAAAGTTCTCCCCCGAAACCCTGCGCTCCATCTCAGAGAAGATGATGGGCAACACGAACGCGACAAAGAACAAACCATTCCGCGACATGCTCACACGCAAGATCATTCAGAACCCCGCGAAGCTGGAGAAGATCGTTGACACACTGCTGGACGAAGCCGAAGCTGGAGAAGCGTGGGCAGCCAAGGAAGTGTTCGATCGTCTCGATGGCAAAGCCGTCATGACGCAAGAGATCTCGGGCATTGATGGCGCGCCCATCGAAGTCAATGGCGCAACGAACTTCACAGACGAATTACTCAAAGACATCTTAGCCACAAGACAAAAAGAACAGCAATGATCTCTGAAGAGCTCGCGCAGAAGATCGCGACCAAGATTCAGTCTGGTCCAGATCTCAGCGTTCTCCCCGCGCCCAATCGCTCTGCGCTCAAAGCTCGGCTCAAGTGGCTCTCTTCCGCGGGTAAGCATCAGATAGAGCCAGCTGGTGAGTGGTGGACTGTCTGGCTTCTCCTCGCTGGGCGCGGTGCAGGCAAGACGCGCTGTGCTTCAGAATGGATCTGGTGGCAAGCGTGGAGCAATCCAGGAACGCGCTGGCTCGTCTCCGCGCCCACCTCTGGCGACGTCAGAGACGTCTGCTTCGAGGGGGACTCGGGACTACTCAGCGTTGTGCCTCGCGAGATCATCGTCGAGAACAACGGCTACAACAAATCCCAGCACGAGCTCAAGCTAGTCAATGGCTCTCTGATAAAAGGTATTGCTGCGTCTGAACCCTCCCGCTTCCGCGGACCACAATTCCACGGAGGTTGGTGTGACGAGCTCGCTGCTTGGGATTACCTAGACGATGCGTGGGACATGTTACAGTTCGGCATGCGTCTCGGGTCGCGCCCACAGATCATCTGTACCACGACACCGAAGCCAAAGCCACTGATCATCGACCTCGTTGACCGCGATGGTGAAGACGTTGTCTACACGACCGCGTCTACATTCGACAACATCAATAACCTCGCGCCCACGTTTCGTGATCAAATCATGCAATACGAAGGCACGAACATCGGTCGACAGGAGATCTACGCTGAGATCATTGACCCCGAAGAGTCGGGAGTCGTCAAGCGCGACTGGTTTAAACTTTGGCCAGCCGACCGCGCTCTGCCTCGATTCGAGTACATCGTTCAGTCGTATGACTGCGCGACGTCCGACAAGACGAAGAACGACCCGACCGCTTGTACGGTCTGGGGCATCTTCAAGCCGAACGAGGACAAAGCCATGTCGGTCATGCTCATTGACTGCTGGACTGAATACCTTCAGTACCCCGATCTGCGCCCACGAGTCATCGAGGAGTTTGGCTCCATCTACGGAGACGAGAACGAGTTCGGTGTGGGAAAGAAAGTAGACATGATCCTCATCGAGGACAAGTCGGCAGGGATATCCCTCATCCAAGACTTACAACGCGCTGGCTTACCTGTGCGCTCATACAATCCTGGTCAAGCAGATAAAATGATGCGTCTGAATATTATTTCCCCCATAATCCAGAGAGGGCGCGTATACTTACCTGAATCAACAGTCAACGCAGGACACGCACGAGATTGGGTAGATCCATTGATCAATCAAATTTGCGCATTCCCCGAAGTTCGTCACGACGACCTTGTGGACTCGACCACTCAGGCTCTACGCATCCTGAGGGATCTTGGCTTCTTGGTCATCGACTACATCGTTGACAACTCAGATGATTACGTCGACGACACGCAACCACGCAGAGTGAATCCATATGCCATATAACGAGTTCGGTGAATACATTCCTGACGACCTAGCACTCGACGAGATGAAGTATGAGCTCGCCAAGAAAGGCATCATGCCTCTTCGTCCAGGAGGTTCCGACGTTCCGTACGTCGCGTCCGAAGTTCCGCAGACGTATATCGCTAAACCTCCTCCACCTCCGAAGAGTACGGCAACCAACGTGCCGCAAGCGATTGCTGATCGGCTCGGGTTGTCCGCGATACCGCAAGCAGCTCTTGGCATGATCAGTTCTTTCCCAGCTTCAATCGCGAGAGAGATCGGCAAACCTGAACTCGCTGAGAAACTTCAATACATGCCAACGTCAAAAGCTGGTATGGACGTTCTTGAGGGAGCAGCCAAACTTCCCGAAGTGGTCACAGGCTCGACGATGGGCTTTGGTCCTATGGCTGAGTATTGGGTTCCGAAAGCTGGATTCGGACTTCAGCGTCGCCCATTCATCTCACCTGATGACGTAAGAGTCATGGGTAGCCGAGCAATTGAGACTGGACGCGAGATACGCAACGTGCCCGAAGACTTCCGTGCTGCGCAAGAAGGTCTACGTCGTGAGAGCGTCTTCGGTGGACCAACGCTCGGTGCTCGTACGCAAGGTCTATTCGACGAGATTGGTGACGTCATGGCGCGTCGTGAG